TTATCGCACATCATAATTTGACGTTCAATAGGCTCCATTAACTCTGACATTCGTTGCTGTATACTCATACCACTTCCTCAACAATACCTAGTATTTCCGCCAGGATAATTAACCATCCGCAAACAACAAGTGATCCCATAATAAGAGCGGCACCTGCGGCAATACGCACAGCACTCTTACAAATGCTGACATAAAAATGTCCACGGCTAGTATCTTTAGGTTGTACTTCAATTTCCACGTTTGAAAAGTCCTTTAATTGATTGTAACAAATTATAAAATCTAAAATGGTAGTTGGTCAGCATTGGCTCACGGTGTGGGCATCTCCCCTGGTGCCAATCGCATTGAATTTTCTTAACCATATCTTCACCGCAAGTTGTACACTTAGCCACGTAAACTCTCCATAGTGATAATTTTTGATAAACTTTGACCGAGATCTTGATCATGGCCTACAATGTGTAATTGGTTTGTACTTCTATCTTTTTGCCTATCGTAAACTCTTGTTTCTACAATAGTACCGCCGTTAGCACGATAGATACTTAGACGCAATGGTTCGGAACTGAGAGTTTCCCCGTCTGAGGTAACAGTGAGTCCTCTGTGTTTTGAGCCCATCATGTTCACTTTTTCACATTCATCTTGTGCGCTATTAATCCAATTCCGAAATTTAAGTTTTAACCAATTCATTTGCATGTCTCCAACCAATCATTTAATCTATGTACTGCTTCATCAAAATCTACACCCCATACCTTAGCGGATATAATGTTATCAGTAATTTCCATATCAAAAGGAATTACTCCATTGAATCTAAACTCTTCAGGAACGTCTGTAGTAATAACATATTCGTTTAGATGCTTTGCTCTAAAGATTAGGTTGTTAGCCATGTCTACTGAATTCATTTTTTATTCCTTTCTGCTTCGGCTACACGTTTGCGTAGACTGCTACTACTAAAAGAATGATCTCGTCCATTGTAGACAATTTCAATTCCGCGATTGATACAGATTTGTTTACCTGTGAACTCTTTATCTGCGTACTCAACTCCTAGTATACGCACATCTATTGGTAAAGTCAAGAGTATGTCTTCCAAATCTTTTTCAGTTTGATAAACAACTATTTCGTCTACATATCTAGTGGCGCTTAACGTGATTTGTCGCTCAACAATACTTTGAATTGGAGCATTTTTAGTATCTGGACGATCAATGGTTGGATCAGTTTGCAACCCAGCAATTAAATAATCGCAATGATTTCTAACTTCGGCAAGCATGGCAATGTGCCCTGCATGTAATAGATCAAAAGTTGAAAATACTATTCCGATCTTTTTACCTTCTAATTTTAATTGTTTTACTTTATTGAATATCATTTGACAGAATTTTTACTACCTGTTTCTTTTCTTGTTCACGCAACCACTCGTTTTCAGGGCCATAGGTTGGGCATCTCTTTAATGCATCTTCTAAAATCCATTTTATTCTATAAAGATCTTGCTTATATCCCCATCCGAGAAATCCCTCGTTATAACCTGAGGTTTGTTCGTATACCGCGGAATTAATTTGTCCTGCGATAGACGATACATCAATTTGATATTTGTGACCCATTACACACCAAGCCCGTACTGAATATCATTAGGTTTTTCATCAGCTACCAGTAGCATGGCATTGGTATCAGCCTTTTGAATTTTAAGGATAGCCCCGTCTTCAGTTTCATACTTGTGTGTACGACTCCAACGACCGTGTTCCATCAAAACCCATTGTCCAACTTTGACATCGATTTGTTCTGGGCCAACAGCAAACACTTTCCCCCACCGAGGTTTAATGCCTTCACTTTTGCCATCATTACTTTTTAATACAATACCGGATGCAGTTACTTCTTCACCAAATTCCATATCGCATAATAACACGCCATCACGTAGAGGCTTTAATGTACCTTTAACTGCTGACATTTATTCCTCACTCTTTTTGGTTGGAGCCTTTGTTGGGGGCAATACACTTGGTGGTTCAACAATTTTTTCAACTACTGGAGCTGTAGTTGCCGACGGCGCTTGACTAGTATTTGCATAATAGGAAGTCATTGCTTCTTCTCTACGTTGAACAATCTGTCCACCTGGGCCCAATTTATCACCCCGTGCATTAATTTTTTCATTACTAACTGCTGGAGTTAGTTCATTCTTTTGAGCTAGTTTGGTCATGTCAACCATTTTGCCTTGCATTGATTTATGTACACCCATTTTATTTTCCTTATTTTAAAAACTCGTTTATATCGAGGCAGTATTTAATACTGTCAATTTTATGTATACCTATCAAGTATAACACATAAGATGCAACACTACTACCACGTCCTACACCCCATAGTATATTGTTTTCCCGCATAATATCAACTAGATATTTACAGTAAATTAATACGTCCATCATATCATATTGAATGAACAGTTCTAATTCTGTTACTACCCGCTGGTATTGTTCTTCATTTTCTGTTTTATCCAACAGAAATTCTACTATGTTAAAATCTTTATATGTTTCGGGAATAAACCAAGTAGCTTGATTTTTTTTATCAAATGACTCTATAGTGCCATTATCAAAAGACAGTTGTTTTAGATTAGGCAGTCGATCTGCATTAACGTCACGTGCTTGATTAAACTGTTCAATAGAATTTACAAATACATTTTCTAGAGAAGATATCTTCCCTGAGTACAATGCATCAAATAATTCTTTTTCAGTAAGTTCTACTTCGCCGTAGCTATTCGTTTTCACTGCGTCCGCCCTTGACAATTCGAGGTTCGAATTTTGGGCCGTCTTGCAGATCTAGGTCCGTCCAGGAAACTGATATTCCTTTGCCTGTATCCAAATGTTCGTTGTTCCACCATTGTTCGCCTGATAATTCGAGCCCAGTCTCTTCTGGATCTCTTATACAATATTGTACATTATCTCCTATGGCGCTGTCAATAGTAATATGTTCAATTTCAAAGTATTTGTATGTTATTGATTGAAATTTTCTTAACAGCACACATCCTACAAAATGATCATAAGGTTCGGTGGGAAATTTAACTACATTTGTATCTAATTTTAAAAACAATTCAGTTAATTCATGACTTTGAAATATAAAGATACTGTTATGTAAAAAATTATCTATAAATGTCTTTAAGCGGGTAAACCCCAAAGAAAAACAAACGGGATCAACTTGATGTATGCCAACAGTAATAGTATAATGATTTGGCAGTAAAATATTATTGGTTACTAACGAACACGCAAAACTAGTTGGCCAAATGTATGGTTCTAAATTAGTCGACATTAATTAAATCATCCAATCCATCATCTTGATTTTTTCTTGAAACTTCTTTAGTCACTTTGAATCTTCTCTGTTGCTGTTCCATTTTAAATGCATCTAAATTTAATACAATTTGTTGTGCTACACCACCATTGCCTAATCGTAGGGCGGTATAGTATTTTTTTGTAAGTTCAAAAATTTTGTTATCTAAATCTTGATCTTTTATTTTTGTAAGATCTGGCAATAAAGGGTTGAACATATTACCAGCCTATAGCAAACCAAAACTGCGCTTGACCATAGTCTTGAGTAATTGTAAATTGTGTACGGCTAACAATGCCAGTACCTTGTGTATAACTATCAGTACCAACATATAGAGCATAGTTTGCTTCACTGAATATTACAAAACATTCATTAGGGAAGGCTATAGGGAAAGTATATGTGAAGTTAGCTGACTGACCAGTGGCCGGAGCTAGTCCCCACTGCAACACAATCCCACCAGGTAAAAATTGATAACCATTTGGTTTTGAAACATTAGAATCATTTAGGCTATTTTTAAAACTGTTAGGACTTATATTCAATAACAAATTTCCAAGTATATCAGTAATATCTATTCCATTAGGGCCTGCAATAGTAAGTCCACCTAATAAACTTTGTGTAGAAGAACTAACAAATCCTTGAACAGCATTAACCAAACCTTTAACGTTAATATCGCCCCCTACGCCTAAACCACCCTGACCAGTTAATACCAAGGTTCCGTTAGTATAACCATCTGACGGAGTATTACCGCTAAAAGTTACTGTAGGGCCGTTTAAAGTTTGACTAATAAGATTAGTTACAGTACTGGCATTGATAACTGTATAATTTTTAAATGTTGGATTAACAATATTAACTACAGGGTCTAACGAAGTGCTTGTAGGATAAAAATATACCTTTTGACCACTGACTTGACTAACTGTGTATGTAGTACCTGTATTATTATTAATTGTACTAAATGTCGCTCCAGTAAGTACATTAGTTGTGTCGTTGCTGGCCACAAAATAACTTAAAACTTGACCACCAATAGTATCAATACCGTAACCAATTACACCAATTGGAACAGCGAACGGGAAAAATGCCACTGATCCGCCAGCTTGTGATCCGTCTGGATTCTGTCCAACTACTACCAAATTATTATTTAAAAATGCTAAACTTACTGTAGTTTGTGTGTTTCCATGACCTATAACAAGTGCCTTTTCAGCAGTTAATACATTGGTTGCTGTTACATTTGGAGCATTGACGTTCAGTGTGGTAGCCGCTAAACTATTCATATAACTATCCAAGTTGCTTAATGCAGTTTGGATATTATTAAAATTGTTCCTAAACCCCTGACTATTGTTATCTTGACCCGGATGAGGGTAAAGTGGATCAATGTTATTGATGTATTGTAAGGCTGATGTCATAGTTATCTCCGATTATACTTATTTATAGCTGGGAAACATATAACTCTTGGCATACTTAACCCCGGTATCATTGTCTAGCATTCTAGATAATATTTCTGGTTTAACTAAATCAGGATGAGCCCACCAATCTTCATAACTATGCACTTTATCATACGCAATATCGCTGGCAACTAATACATATCCTTTGGATTTTAAAAATTGTCTTGATTGATCTCTTATTGAGGTATCTGCATAATAATCGTGTTCAAACGAAATAGTTGCAAACTTGTAATCATTGAATGGGATTTTTTTTAGTATTGCAAATGTTTGACTTGGGGGATCACAGTCTACTTGTAGGAAATCTATAGTGTTAACGGTGCCAAGGCCGTAATCTTTAAAAAATTCAATGTAATCTACTATTTCCATTGCATCTGCACAAACTACTGGATTTTTACGGGCTTCTTTGAATTCATCCACACACTTGGGATTAATGTCTAAACTAACACCCTTCCATCCAAATACAGTTTCTAATAATGCTGTATTGTTTCCTTTAAATGGTTCTGCACTACCAATCTCTACGTAAGTGCCATTCTTTTTACCATCTAGCATTGTTAACACAAAAATATCCTGATAAGATTGTGAATAGTTCTTTCCAATATCTTCTATATTTTTAAATTTGTATCTGATATCGTCAACCATATCTCTTCTATAAGGTGACGTTGGAAATACGGGATAACCAATATTATTTAAATTATTATCAACAGCATTGGCAAATGCAGGAGCCATGTTATAGCTATATTTTAAATCAGCCATGATTTCCTGTGATTGTTTATGTTCACCTACCCACCAAGCGGCAACACCTTTTTGGAAGTACAGGGCATATTCTCCTGGATATTCTACGTTGGTGTTTAGTGGTAGTAATTTAAGATTACAAAATCTCAATGCTAAACTTGAATATGTATAACAGCTTTGCCAATCTTTTCTAACTTCATATAATCTAGCAATTAGAAAATATGCTTCGGGTCGATCTGATATAAGCAATATGGCCTTTTGCAGGATAGCTTCTTCAGTATTGTCTCTTAACCCTTGCCGTTCAAAGCATAATGCTAACCTTAACAATGATTCGTATTGTGCTATTTCGCTGTCTGATCTTTCAGCTGATCTAAGATAAAAGGAGGCGGCACAAGCTGTTTGTCCCATGAGCTCGTATTCTAAACCAAGATTAAAATTGGCAATGGCATCTTCGGTATTGTTAATGTAATATTCTAAATGCTGTAGATTATTCATTGATTATTTCTTGAAAAAGTGTTAATGGCACATTAACAATAAAAGCCGCATTGTCTTGGAAGCCAAAACTCAGTAATAGTTCGTTATTATAGAAAGCCGCGCCGCAACAGAATTCAATATCAGCTTTCATGAAAGTAAATGTATCTGTGAATTTCATTAAGTTCCAATTCTTATCCCATATAAGAAAACGGTGTAGGTATGTGCCATCTTTTTCGCCTGCTGGGGATTTAGTCAAGTCTACTTCGTGCGTCAGTGCAATATAATAATCTCCAAATGGAATTACTTGGCTGCTTCCTCTAAAATCTGGAACACCTTGACGATATGTTGACTCGTCTAAATGAATAGTGGTTGTAATGCCTGTGGCAGGATCAAATCTTACAACTTCAGTGGGGTTGCACCATTTGACATATGTGTACGGTTGGTCAATGACTGGCATCCAGTTTTTTTCACAGTAACTCTCATTTTTACCTGGGGCAGGTAACCGAGTTCTTGTAATTTCCTTGACGGCAGTTGGGGTCTCTTCTAATTCAGACAATTCCATACGGCCTTGTCCGTTAGTTGTTGTATCTCTGCGAACTCCACTATGGAACAGTTTATTGTCCCAGCGGAATAATCTAGCATCTTCCAATCCAACAAATTCCCATATTGGCTCAACATCTAACTTAGAAGTATCTACTTTGTTTATAGATTTAACACTTAGATCTTTGTTAAGCTCAAACAAGTAATTCCATGTGCGTAGTTTGATATCGTTCTCTGGATGAATATACTGTAACGGGCCGTAACGATGTTGGAATTTTTTAAGTTCAGAGTGATACAGGGTATAATTTACATGTCGAACATTACACAGTATGCGATCACCGTCAATAAAGATTGACGGATTCATCAACCCAGTACCGTTAGTTTGTTCTGCAGGAATTATTAAAGGATGGATGCCACCGCCGGCATCCATTGCGGCTTTGACTAGGCCGAATTTTTTTATTTTTTGTATTATACTCATATGACCCTAAACAGTTTAGACCAACTATTTAAGGTTAATTTTTACAACAGAGTTATTTCTTGAGTTGATCTATTTCAGATTTCAATTCTTTGATAGCTTCAATCAACAATCCTACAATATTTCCGTAGTCAACACTTAACATATCAGTACCGTTTTGTACTTTAAACACAACTTCTGGAATTATCTTCTCAACTTCTTGAGCAATAACACCCATAAATTTCTTATGATCAGTAATTCCTACAGTACCATTTGTAATCCTATTAAACGTAACACCACGCATTGCCAAAGTTTTCTCCAGCGCATTTTCAATAGTTTCAACGTTGGTTTTTACACGAGCATCAGAGTATGCAGTTACGTTGCCGCTAGCATACAAACTAGCCACGCTTAACCCGCCCGCACCATCAGTAGTAGAACCGGTGTCTGAAGTAACAACAGATGCGCCTGTGTAATAAGCAAGATGATTAGTAGATCCAGATCCTAGGCCGCCAGGACCAATTGGACCTTGGTTACCAATACCAGTTGCTCCTTGAGATCCTTGTGTACCTGTGGCACCTTGTACTTGTCCAGCAGTACCCTGGTTACCAGTTGTACCTTGGAAGTTTTGTGGGCCTTGAGTACCATTGAGACCTTGGCTACCAATATTACCCTGTAGTCCAAATCCTGTAGTACCTTGGTTACCATAACCAATTGGGCCTTGTATTCCGTTTGTACCCTGAGCCGCTTGTGTACCTTGAGCACCTTGTGTTCCTTGGAAACCGCGTTCTCCTTGAACCCCCTGTGTACCCTGTGTACCTTGACTTCCCTGTATACCCTGTGTACCTTGACTTCCCTGTACACCAATAACACCCTGTACACCTTGTACACTGCCTGCTTGACCTTGTACGCCAAGACCAGGTGTTCCCTGATTACCAAATGTTCCTTGAGAACCCTGTACGCCTTGATTACCTAATGTTCCCTGCGCACCTGTGGTACCTTGCTGACCAATAGTGCCTTGAGCTCCTTGTGCCGCTTGTGTACCTTGAGCACCTTGGAAGCCTATCTGTCCATCAACGCCTTGACTGCCTTGTAAACCAGTTTGCCCTTGTACGCCTTGTGGGCCTTGCATACTAGCACTATTACCTTGAACACCTAAAGAACCTTGTGTTCCAAGCGCACCTTGAATACCTTGAGAGCCAATAGCACCCTGAGTACCAATTTTACCTTGAGCTCCTTGGAAGCCTATAGATCCTTGAGTACCCTGCGGTCCTTGTAAGTTTGCACTACTACCTTGCGTTCCAAGCACACCTTGATTGCCTTGGAAACCAATTGTTCCTTGTGTACCCTGTACACCTTGACTGCCGCCATTACCTTGTGTGCCTTGAGCACCTAATGCGCCTTGCATACCTTGTGTACCAGTATCCCCTTGGACGCCCTGGGCTCCTTGTACGCCTTGTACGCCTTGACGTCCTTGTACACCTTGTGGGCCTTGCATACTAGCACTATTACCTTGAACACCTTGTTGTCCAAGTACACCTTGTGCGCCCTGAACACCAATTACACCTTGCACTCCTTGTTGTCCAACGCCTTGACTACCCTGGGTTCCGTTTAGACCCTGACTACCACCTATACCCTGAACATTGGCATTTGATCCTTGATTACCTTGAACTCCTTGCGGTCCTTGACTACCTTGGACTCCAAGTTGCCCTTGAACACCTTGTACTCCCAATACGCCTTGAACACCTTGAACACCCTGCACTCCTTGTACACCTTGTGGACCTGGAGGCCCAAAAGTTCCTTGGTTTCCTGGAACACCTTGAAATCCTACTACCCCTTGTAATCCTGAAGGACCTGCTGGAATAGAATTTCCAATTAATTCCAATGCTTGTTGGGAAGTAATTAGTGCATCAACACCGCTATCTTGTACAATAAATTCAGTGGTGCCGGGATTGGTACTACCTAGCTGAGGTAATTGGGTTAATTTTGGAGTTATGCTCATTTATCTAGTGCCTACGTAAATTTATATGGTATTTATTGTTTTTGTGTCAGATAGTTAAGCACCAAACAGCAAATACGCAGAAGAAGTGCTTGATCTAGTATGATCAATGATAACCCTATCAACCATAAAATTGATTTGATTAAAATTAAACCCGCCATTTGACACTGAACGCTTGAATCTATCTACAATTTTTTGTCCATTACCCGGCAATGCATAGCAAAGAATTACTGCCGGTAAAAATGTTTCTTTACTAATAAATGGTCGAGTCCATCGTGGGGTATAATTTCTATTAGATGGTACACCGTAAAACGTGCCAACGCCCGTAAGTCCAAGGTTACCTCGTTTTGGACTCCATTCTGGAACGCTTAAAAGTTGACTACTGAAATACGTTCTAGCATTTACAATTAAATTGATTGGATCAACTACCCCAACATATACTACATCATAAACTGGGTTTCCGGCGCCATCGTATGCAGGTTGGGTTTGTACATCTGAGAAATATAATTCTGTTTGTTTTATGCCTACTAGATGAAAATAATTTGTATTATCAATAAAATTATTATAATTAACAAGATAATTAGTAGATGAGTTTAATTCAAATACTCCGTATTCTATATATAATCTTGGATCTCGTTGTACACCAAAATTTGGGTCATCTGCTCTATATAATAATTCAGGTATAAAAATTTCAGTGGTATTGTTTATAAAATTATTATACAACTGACGTTGTCTGATTGGTAAAAACGGTTTAATATAAATGTTATTGTATGACGAAGTTAACGTGCTGTAATAATCTAGCCCTTGACGGTTCTGACTAATAATTTGGAATTTAATTGGTTCAGGCACGGTTAGTTTAAATGTTTGTGGAGGACTAATTGCTTCCTGATAAATCTGTGTTTGTACAGCTTGTTGCCATGTTTGTGGAGAATATATTGCAGAATTTGAAGCTACAATAGTCGGGGTAAACACGCCAGTCTGTGTAGTAATTCCTATAATATGTCCTGATGTAGTTAACGAAAGTCCTGTTGGTAAAGACCCAGCAACCAAACTATAAATTAATGGAAATGTATTTTGTGTTTGCTGAGCAAATATTGAAAGTTCGCTTGGGACACCTGGCAATAGATTACCTAGGCTGCTGGTGGATATCCAACTGATTTGATCTTCATCACTGCGTATTATTTGCATTGTAAACACAGTGGAACTTGACACAGATGTAATAACATTGCCACCGTTTGGATTAGGCAATGTTCTTGTTTTTGTAGCGGTAATTTCAAAATCGTAGATTATTGAATAGGTGTCTGTTCTTGGTATGTATCCAGCCAATGTTCCAGACACAGTATCTAAACCTAACCCATAAGGTAGTGTAGTGGTCAACGTATTGTAACTATAAGTTACAGGACCCATCCATGGAATTGGGTCATATGCAGTTACTGGAATATACTGAATAGAATTATCTCTATATACACCGAGGTTGGTGCTACCAATAAATTCAGGAGCTTGTAAAGATTCAAATTGTGGTCCGATGTATGAGTAGGTGGTTGCTGAAGAATTAGCATTTATAACATACATTACAAATGTCTGTGTAGTTGCAAGATACCCATCACTGGCCGCTACAGCAAACGTAAATGTGTTGATATAATTTAAACCAATATCGGTGTTAACAATACCTTGTAATAATCCATCAGACGATAACTCTAGGCCATTAGGCAATGTATCAAACCCAGATACCACTGTATATGTAACAGTATACTGATCACTACCAGTTGGCAATGCAGTCATCTGATAACTCATGTAGTCTCTATCTATAAAAAGTCCATCACCTGTACCACTTAATTGAAACGCCGATCTTGAATCTATCTGCCCGCCATTATCAAACCAAACTGGCGGGTCCTGTCTTTTAACATCTATTGTAAACGTTTTATCTGCAATATAATCATTCCCAGACTGTTTTGCTCTAAGACCGCTGAATGCTCTAATAACAAATGTGCCTGTAACAGGTTGAACATAATGTTGAACATTCCCGATAATTGTACAGAATGTACCTGTATAGTTTGGCAGTAAAAAAGGCCGTAGTGTTAGATTGGGCGGCAGTGTTCCGGCTATCAATGAATATGTGGTATCTGTACCTGAAGCCTGTATTGAAGTAATAAAAGTCTGTCCGGAAACTATTCCTAAATTAGTTTGAGTAGTGATCCAATGTATTGGCGGATGTATTAGTACAGGAGTAATAGGATCTATTGTGCCTGCTGGATTTAATCTATAAACTGTTACATTATATGACTTTGTAGTTACTAGATCACCAGCAGTGGCCAAAATGGTAAACCCATTAGTACCTGTGTTTAGATAAAATATAGGACCAGTAAATGTGTTTGGAGTTACTGGGTTATTGTTAACCGTTATAGAATGTATGCCAGGATCATTTGCTGATGGGTTAAGACCTATAAATTTATATGCATTTGTTACTGTGGCAATATAACTTGTAATGGTAGTTGCAAAGTTAGGTAACAATGGAACCAATACTGGTGATACTGTGGTATCAGTTGTTGCGGCAAAATATAAATCGGACAGTGTTGCATCATTAGACAGTTGTGTTGCTCTGTTAATATTAATAACATAGTTTGAACTAACTTGTCCATTAAACGATGTTACTGATACAGGAATTGCATTAAATGGTCCAACAGTTAATCCATCAATTTTTATTGATTGACCAGATATAGCAAGTTGTCCGCCCACTAGTATAGTTTGTGTTGGTACTGGTGCAGTAGGAGTAATGATTACCGATGTTACAGAGTTGTCGACGTTCACGCCGTAAGATAAATTAGTTGGATCAAAACTAGGGATCAACGTTAATTGTTGGCTTAAAGTTGTAGCAACGGCAATGTTGGTTAATGTAGAAGTTACATAATCATAATATATTGCATTAAACTTAATAGATCCTAATCCAGTTACTGCATCCCACCCAGCAATTGCTTCGTAACCACCAGCATACGTACCATTGACTCGAACGTTGCTATTTCCTACAGTTATATCATTGATATACCTGGCGGAATTATTATACAATAAGTTTTGTGGAGCACCAATTGACCCGCCAATAACACTATTAAGACCGGCAATCATACCTGCCACTAACGGAGTTGCTACGCTAGTTCCACCAAAATAGTATAATGCGCCTGGATTATTATTTGCACTATCATAAACACTGATTACACATGACGGATCTGCATGAGCAGAAATATCCGGGATAGCTCGACCAGATACACCTGTGGCTGACCCATCAGGGTTGTTCGTAATAAAAATTCCACTATTTTGATATGTTGGAACTGAGAATCTTCTACTAACACCGCCGCCACCGGCCGCAGTTAATTGGTTCCATGCATTTTCATTTCCGTACGCTCCGGTAGTCGCATCAAGTTGTAAAATTGTGCCACCCACAGCCAATACGGCAGGATTACTAGCAGGGTAATTTGGATATCCAAATGTTGAATACGGTGCGTTTGGACCATTTGGATCATATGGCCACGGACCATAATCTCCAGTAGACGCACATACGGTAATGCCCAATGTAACCAACGATGAAATAATACTATCTAATTGTGGAAGGGTAGAACCTAAATATTGTTCACTGGCTCCATAACTATAAGAAATTATATTAATTGTTTCAGTTCCAGATATAGCATCGTTTAAAATTCTTTGCCATATAGAAACAACACTTGACGGTTGATAATCTTTGGCAAAATATACAATAATATTGGCACTAGGAGCCGCCGCCCCAACAGCTACAATATCTCCAACTACTTCTAGATTGGTTGATAGATTACCAGTGGTTGGACTATTTCCCGCCGCGCCTGCTACAGTTTTTGCTCTTACATTGGGAAATGGTATGGTAACACCGTCGATGCCATTTGCACGAAAGCTGTCTTGTAAGTTAGCAGTAGTGTAGCCACCTCCCAATTCAATAATAGCCACGGTTTGGCCACCGCCCTGTGGCCATGGTGCGCCATAAGCCTTGGCCGCAGTAGCTAATGAAGTTACTTCACTATTGGCTGGATTTAATATTCTACCAGGGTTTGAAACATGTCTTGAAATAATAGCAGATTCTTCTAATCCAATTATTCCGGTAACAATGTCTGATAATTCTACAGGTATACTAACAGATCCGTTAAAACTAGTATATGTGTTAGTGTCGTCAGTTACAGTCTGCAAGGTTATACCAAATGCAGAATTGATATTTTTAACAGTGCCTAACAACTGCACAGTGGCACCTGTTGCAAAATGATAGTCAAGTTCTAGGTTATTAGCACTTGCAAACGCTAGAACTTTGGCAATATCGGTGTCAGATGCTGTAAAATGAGCTCGATAACTGACTCGATCTAATGGCGGAAGCTCACCATTTATAACTTTTTCAGCATACTGCTCTACAGTCAACCCATCTGGATGCAAGGGTCTACGGATTGTTATAGTAATTGGTAATACCGCGAATTCATCTAACGGGGTAATAGATACCGCATTAGATGAAATTGTATGATTAGCAATAATGACTGACTGGGGCATGGTAATTTACTTTAGATTAATTTTCTAAAAGTATTTACCTATAATTTAAATCAATCAGTGTAGGGTTCTATTTTCTAAATCGTAGATACTTTCAATACCAAATAAATTTAAAATTAGTTGAACTTCTTCAGGAGGGTCATCCATTAAATGTTCAGGAATCATAAAACTTTTTAATTCTCCGTCTGGCCCTAATACAAAACTAAAATCATCTGGGCCAAAATCGTCTTCTTCACTGCATTCTTCAATGCTAACCACTGCTTCAAAATTGTTGTTGGACATACTGCCTCCATGTTTGGTAATCGACATCCTGTGACTTCAAATCACACTAATTAAATCAAACACCCTCCATTTTAATGTTGATCCTATTCCAATCAATGATCTTCCATTGATTATCTAAGTATTTTTCTTTATCTGCTTGGTAATCCAACGCCCAAGCATGTTCCCACCAATCAATAAGTATTACTATATCTTTGACAATTTCATGATTAACTATGGTTTTAATCTTGCCATCTTTTGCAAGATACACCCACCCACTACCTTGTATAGACATTGCAGTTTTTTTGAAACCCTCTTTGAATTTATCCCAATCTTTAAAATGTTGGTTGATAAAGTCTAAAATTGCACCTTCTGGTTTATTATTACTTTTTGGTGGACAAAATTGTGAAAAATATATGCTGTGTAAATATGCGCCAGCTTCATTAAAATTAGCGTCGCCCTCACCAGAGTTGAACCGGTCTACATAGGCTTTATACAACTTACCATAATGATAATCAATGGCTTGTTTGCTTAAACTACGCCCTAGTCCATCCTTAGCATATGGTAAACTAATCTGAGTTAGTTCCTTTGGAGTTCGCCCTTCAGCAATTGTTTTAATAAAGTTGTACATTATAAATATTGTGTCAAGTGGTTAACCGGGCATCCAAGGACCCCTAACTACGAACTTTCCCTGTTTTTGCGTAGTACAGCCAATGTGGCTCAAAGGTAAATTGGCACTTGGCTTCAGTTTCTGCATACGTTTATTTATAGACTATTAAATAAACATATATTTTAAAAAGGAATCCTTAAAATGGAATTAATTATTGGTCTTATCGTTCTTGCAGTTGTTGGTTATTTTGTTTTCTTCCGCAAGCCTGAAGAAAGAGTAGCTGAAGTTGTACCTTACAAAGTTGAAACACCTACAGAAGTTGTTCCGGTTGCGGCCGCCGACGTTCCAGTAGTGTTGCCAACTGGAGTTGTTGAAGCTCCTGCCAAAGCTCCACGTAAACCACGTGCGCCTAAAGCAGAAAAGCCAGCCGTAAAAAAAGCCCCAGCAAAAGCTAAAGCACCTGCTAAAGCAAAGGCAACTACAAAGAAGCCAGCCGCAATCAAGGCAAAAACAAAGAAGGCTTAATTTGTTATTCAACAAAACAAAAAAGCCCCTAGGGGCTTTTTTTGTGACTTAATCGAAAAAGAACATTTGCCATAACCTACAATTTTCTTTTGTGAACCCAAAATACTCATTGGCTGAGTGAATATACCCTGCGTTAAATATCACTAATCTGTTGTATACATTGCCCAATACATCAACTGGTTCAAATAGCGTACGATCTAAATTTTGTGAGCCAGCTCTAAAACACTGCATAATTTCTGGATGAGTTTTATGCCTAATGTTTGTTCCTTTTTTAGCATACGTTGATGTGCCAGTCTCTGGCGGCGCATCGGGTGTTAGATATAACATTCCGGCCCAACTTTGATCATCACAATGATATACTAACGGCTCACCCTCCATGCTATATTGGAATCGACCATTCATACCGTGTTCTTCCCATTTGGTAATTTTACGGTTCATTATTTTTTCAAACTCTTCTTTTAATCCTGGGAATAAAAATTGTTTGTGAGTTCTTCGACCAATGTATCCACGCCCAATACCACCTTGATGGTATTCTTGATCTAACGCAAATTTTCTAATAGCTTCTGGGTCTGCGTAAAAGTTATCCACAATCCATATCCCCGACATTCTATTCTTATTAAAAATAGAAGGCATTTCAAGTTTTTCTGGGTAACCTAAATTAGTCAAATTATTTTCTACAGCATTTAGATATATTGGAGCAATGGTATGGTTGTGTTTTAAATCTGCCATAATTTCTTTAGCTTCTTGGTACTTGCCAGACCACCAAGCGGCCACACCCTTTTGAAAATATAACCCATATGCACCCGGATACTCGACATCCACGGGTAATGGTTTACATTCTGGGTCAGAAAAATTCATACCCATTGCGGCCATGGTATATGAATCTATCCATAGTTGTTGTTTTTCAAAATGTCTACTTAGTAAGAAATATGCTTCAGGTCTTTTTGGCAATAACGCAATGGCCTTTTGAAGCAATATTTTTTTGGTCTCGTTGTCTCTGACATTTTTTAAACATACTACGCATTTAAGCAATGCTTGATATTGTTTAACATCATCATCTTCTCGTTCTGTAGCTCTAAGGAATAATGCAAAGGCCATGCCCAGCTGACCTTGGATTTCGTATTCTAATGCCAATTTAAAATTAGCATCTGGATCTTCTGGATTATTGGTATAATTTAATAGTGATTGTTCTAACATACTATTAATTATTAGTTTTTAAAGGACACCAATTTTTTTTGCGTGATTATACAATTTAAAACTAGCAAGATTCTTGCCCTTACTCTCACACATGATGTCAAATCTATCTAAAAATTGTACAGCCCAATCATTTGTAGCATCATTCCAATAAAAGTCTGAATGTGCTCTGAGTTTTTGTTTCTTGTAGCCGTCTAGAAGGAGTTGCTCATAAACAGGTGCGGTAGTCCGGTCATGCTCCACAAGATAATCTTCACGGCTGACAGAGTAATGCATAGTAGGCCGGACACCACGCCAAGACTGAACCACCCGATCAACACGGGAGTCCATGGGGGAGATGTACTCTCCTGTTTTAATCCAATGGTGATGAATATCAAGAACGATAGGCACCACATCACAAAGCTCAATACAATCATTTAACCCCCAGGCATTTTCTTCGTTTTCGATAGTAATACAGTTTCTTGCTTCTGGCGATAGTCGTTGGTACGCACGGCGGATACCGGCTGGACCTTGACGACCGGAGATGTGGACGTTGATCTTGAAATCCTGAAAGGATAGGCCGAAGCCCATGTAACGTGCCATATCCGCATGATATTCAAATTCCTCTATCGAACGCTCAACAATACCTTCATTATCACTAGCCAAAACAGTGAACTGCCCAGGATGCATAGACAGACGAACATTGTGTGTCCGAGCAAGGTCTCCAATTTCTTTGAAATGGGTTTCACAATACCTAATGACATCAGGACGTTTCCAGTAGTAAGACCAACCCAGATGAGTATACACAGGCAGTATATCACTGCTAATACGTAC